AAATTTGTTGGGGAATACGCTGTTGTTAATTTATTTTGATTAAATGGTAAACCTATACCAACATTGTTTGGGTTAGGGATAATTTCTTCATCGTTATTATTAGGATTTCCTGCACCAAATTGGATTTGGAGATTACGTTCATTTGTAAAACGAGTAGCAAATCTTCTTTGAACTTTTTTAAGCTTTAATAAATAAGGAGTATCACCATTGTCTAAAGTGTTGTTTGGATCGTTAGGATTTGTGTTTTTGATATTATCAAATATCATTTCTTGTGCCAAATAATCCACTTCATACCACAAGTTTCCATCTGAGTCTGTTATATCTAGTATACCTACTATTTTATCATCTGATAAATCTATAGTTGGAAATTGAGTAAAATCAGTAAATGTATACTGTTGACTTTTAATAGTTGCTGATAGGGCCTTACGAGATTTCTTTAATAAGAAGTATTGAGGAACAGTTCCTGTAGTTTGGTATATAGATACTTCTGTTGGGTCTTGGGAACTTGATATACTAAAATCACATTTATCTTCTATTAAAAAACTAGAATTATTTGATATGTTAGAAGTAATAGTACTATTTTCCCCAACAGTTAATGTATAATCATAATCAGGAATATAATCACCCCCAACAAGTTTGGAAGGAACCTGTTGGTATAAATCAACATCTACCTGTGCTGTTCCTGTTACTTTAGGTTTATAACCAAACATATAAGCTAACTCATATAGATTATTTTCTTGCCTAGCAAATTGGGTAAAGTTTTCTTGAATTTGATTATCCAAATAGAAAGCCATCACATCACCAACATAGGCTGACATTTCCATAAACATCATTCCTGGAGATGAAGGGGAGAAATCATTGTATGAATTAGGAAAATAGGTCTTAGCAAAATCAATTAATTTTGATCTAAATCCCGAGAAATCTCTATTTAAATATTTTATGTCTCTGTCTGTTGCCATTATGTAAATTCTATGTCTATTAAGTCTTCTATATTAGTGTTAATTACTGAATATTTTAATTCCACCCTTATAGCATTATTGTCTTCTTGTTTGAATATATTTAATTCTCCTACGTTAATATTTGGGAAATAGGTATTTAGGTCATTAGATATACTTTCTTTCAAAAAATCTAAATTATCATTGACTATTTGTTCAAATATAAATGCTCGTAATCCTCCCCCAAAGGTTGGATTTAAAAATCTTTCACCCCTATTTGTTAAAAAATAATTAATTAAATTATTCTTGATAGAATCTTTAGTGGTGTAATTAGATTTGAATACAGAAGGGGAAGAAAATGGAATATCCACCCCAACAGCTGCACTCTTGTTTAAGTCAATAGGAAATATTTGTTGGGGATTAAAAGCCATTATTTAGTATTCATTAGAGACATAATTTGATCCATACCTAACTCACCTTCTGGAAGAGCGCCATTTATAGGATCTACATTGGAAGTTGGAATAAAGGGTTGAGATACATCTTTTGATGTATATTTCATAGATGTTTCATTTAATACATCCATATATGAGTTTCTTATATCAATTTGTGATTTTGGGGGTGGAGTCGATGATAAGTTAACTTGTGGGATTTGATGTGATGATTGATTTTCTACTATTTGTGTCTTATTAGATTTGACAGCTTCAAGAAGGATATCTTTAATGACATCGTCCATTGCTTCTTTTACTGAGTCTTTGATAAGTTTTTTTAATTCTGAAGTTTTCATATGGTAATAAATATTTGGATTAATCGGCTTTTAAATCATTTTGTTGAATATAGAAAACAAGTTCATCTATTAGTATTTGATCACTAGAACTGAATGACCATTCTCCTTTTAGCATTGTAATACCTTGTTTATTAGTTGCAGTTGCTCTTCTTCTTTTTAGTGGTTTTTCTGTTAATTCTGTTTCAACCCCCATAGTAAAGCCGTTTACATTAGTTACTACAGGGTCAGTTTTTGATGTTTCTTGGGTTAATAATATTAGTTCATTTGATATTTGTTCTTGGGAGATTTGTCCTTGAGAGCAATCTTGTATCAATGTATCAAGAAGATTTAGATACTCCAAAATATTCTTTAAGGCTTCTATCAATATAACTAATGTTACTAATACTGATGATGATATTATTTTGAATTTTTTTAGTCTATTTTCGATATCAATTAATACTGCTGCTGCTCCTGCAGAAGCTGGAGCGGGAACGGCTTTGATGACTTTTATAACAATTTGAGATGCTGTTATAATTCCATCTACAAGTTGAACAGCTATTTTTACTCTCTCCAACACTTTATATATGTTGTTTAACTGTTTAACAAGCCTGTTTTTTTTATTAATTATAATTTGTAATTCTGTTGGGGTAGGGCAATTAGTTTTTTGGTTTTTAATTTTATCACTAATAATATCACTCGCCTTAGATATACCAAATTTGGCTATTTCTGTTAATACTAAAGGTATTAATATGGTTTTAACTTGAGTGGCAACACCATTTAACGCCTGTTGTTGAATCATATCAAATGACAACTTGGATGAAGTTAATAATTTAGATTGTGATTGAGTTAGTAATAAATTTTGTTGTGTATCTTCAACTAATGATTCATCTATTGTTTTTAAAGTAACCACTCCTATATTATCCTTAATAGTTCCATCAGAGAAAAAGGGGGTTATATTTGATTGAGCGTATTTGGGATTTGATATATTAAGCATAAATGTCTCCCCTTCAGGAAATTCTCCAAGTAATGTGAATACCCCTTTATTATTTGTTTTAGATATGTCACCGTAAGGGGTAGAAATTAATACTCCTATTAAAGGATTATTTGAAGTATCTACTACTGTGCCCTGCATTCTATATTTTGATAGGGATTCCATTATACTGTTTTACTTACTTTAGATAATATATTTTTTAAATCTTTAGATATACTATTAAGTACATTTTTTGTTGCTGATGCTGTTAAAGAAGTAGCGCCATCGGGTGTTGCTATTCCTCCAGGCCATAATTGTTGTACCTCTAATACACTTACTAATGTTGTTAGCGTATCTACCATCAATGATAAGTTTCTATATAATGTATCTCCTTTTACTAAACTTTCAGAAGCATCATTCCCCCCTAATTTTATGGATGGGGAATTTATTACAGTAGCTTTTGTATCTACATTTAATGTTCCTACTGAAGATAAGTTAATTGATTTTTGGGAGTTAAGAAGAATGTGGTCTTTTCGTGCATTTAATACTACCCTATCAGAAGTAATTATAGCTTGAGGTTCTTCATATTGGTTGATTTTTGTTGGGGGAGTAGTATATGAATTGAAATTGTTGTTAGGAACATCAAGAGGAATTTTTTGTGTTGAAGTTAAATATATAGATGATAAATCACTATTTGCATCTTCTGTTATAGGAGTCCAACCTTCATCAGAGGAATTAGGATTTTGACCATTTCTTAATATCATAATTGGGTCTCCATTTTCACCTACTGATGACCAATTATTTAATAAATTAGTGGTTTTTGATGTATTTCCTAACCTAATACTATTTCCAAAACGACCCTGATATGTTACGTCTCCTGGAAATGAGAGTAAGGGATGGATATTTGATTTTTCTACAAATGGATTTTGGAATTGGTTTGATGGTGAATTTAATGAAACATCTTTATCTCCTGTTGGTTGTTCTTGGGTTGAACCAATTTCTGTCTCTTGATATGATTTAACAGTCGTATTACTTGATAATGTATCGTTTGAAGGATAAGCATTATGGTGGGGATGATTCCAAAGATTAATAGCGTTTATATAATAATAAGAATATTCAGATACACCCTGTCCTATAATAGTATTAGGTAATGAAAATATTAATACTAATTAATTAACTAAAGGATATGAAGATATTTGAGGAAAAAAAGGTTGTGCTGTACCTACAACTTCAGTCTCTAGTGTTTGTGATTTCCAAAATATAGTTCCTAAAGCTTTTGACCCTCCATATTGTTTAATATTTGGAAAGTCTTCATTTAAGATTATATCAGTAACTCTTCCTACCGTAATAGGATTAGTTTTTACTTTTTGGTTGTCCTTATTTTGGTTTGATTTATTGTCTAAAGAAGATAATCCTTTTCTATTAATCATGGTTATTCTTCTGGTTTAGGTGGTAAGGAATTACCTAATTTTTTTACATCATCTAATAATTGTTTTCTCTCTTCATCTGTTATCCCGAAATCACTCCCACCACTAGATGAGGTAGCAAATAATCTTTGAAAGATAGTTGCCATTTTTATTAGGGCTTCATCATTTTTTTTGCCTAATTCCATGTTTTCCTTAATTAATG